AGATGCGCGGCTTCAAATGCCAACACGAGCATTGCAAAGATAATGGACTGCGCGCGTTCATCGCACACCACGCACCTGCCGGTGCGCCGCAGGTGTCGGGCTACGATCCGCTGCCGTGGTTGCAGGACACCTATGTCTATATTGAGAGCGGACAGATGGTCGCGGACATGCACCAGCGGGTGTTGGGTGGCACATGGCTCTGGGAGTGGGGTGACTTTGTAAAGAAATACCCCGGTCGCGTGACGGTCGCGGGGCATGACCGGCCCATCTTGGTCGCCAATGCGTTTCTCGAACACGACGCGACGACGCGCGCGGTCGATCAAAAATATCTGCCGGTCCCTCGCGGCGCGGCGCTGTCGGGGTTGGCGACGGACAAGGGCCAGGTCTATGTGAACACCTACAAACAGCCGACCTGGGAGGAGACCGACCGTGAACCTTCGGTTTTTTTGGATCACATGGCCTATCTTGTGCCGGATGAACTGGAGCGCGAGACCGTCCTGTCGTGGTTGGCCTACAAAATCCAACATCCTGATCGCCGGTCGTTCTGTGTCCTGATGGTCGCGGATGGCGCCTATGGCACGGGGCGCTCATGGCTCAAGGACATGCTCGCGGAGACGTTGCAGGGCGGCGTGTCGTCGGCATCGCTGGGCCAGCTGATCGGCAAGGGTACATCGGCAGAGCAGACCTACAATGACTGGATGGCGGGCTGTCAATTTGTCGTGGTCGAGGAGGCGCGGGACAATTCGATCACGACCGAGGATTTCTACCATGGCTTCGAGACGTTCAAGGAGATCGTCGATACCAAGGTTGGGCATGATCGGCGGATCAATCCGAAGTATGGCCGGACCCGGTTTGAAAACGTGTATTTCAATGCGTTGATTTTCTCGAACCATGCGGACGCCTTGGCGATCCCGGCGGGTGATCGGCGGGTGATGGTGGTCGAGAACCCTTCGGAGCGGCTGGACTACGGCTATTACGAGCGGCTGCACGGTGCGTTGGGGACAGGGCGCGAGGCTGCGGCGGTGTACTGGTGGCTGATGCGCCGGGATTTGCAGGGGTTCGACCATGTGTATCCGCCCGAGACCGAGGGCAAGGCGGCGATGATCCAGGACAATGAGGCACCGTCCGTGTCGGTGCTGCACTGGTTGGTCGAAAACCATGCTTCGGACCTGGTTACGCGAGACACGCTGAAGGATGGAATTGTCCGCGCGGCGGTCGAATTGGGCATGGATAAATACGTTCGGGAACCGGGGATTTTGTTGAAATCGGTCTGGCGGTCACTCAAAACGCTACGTCCGGGAGACCGAAATGGTGTGCGGTTGGCTGTTGGAGGACGGATAACTGAGTTGCGAGCGGTTCGCAATCGGGACAAATGGCGGTCGGAAATGGCGCACGGGACGACGGCGGGGGCTGATGTTGAACTTAACAAAGGGCGATGTTGAACTTAACATTGGGCAATGTTGAACTTAACATTGGGCAATGTTGAACTTAACATTGGTCGATTTGGTGGCTTCGGGCGGCGGATTGCCGCCCGAAACACTCAGTTGGGCAAAACACTCACCTATTTACTCACCTATAAAAACCCCGGATTTCCGGGGTTAATTCTTCTCTACTGAGTATATTGAGTATATTGAGTATTATTCCTTAAGAGAGATATAAACAGGGTAAACTAAATATAGATATCCTAGGGGGTTTGGTTTTTCACACATTTACTCAGTTGCCACCACCGCCGGCGGCGCCGCCGGCAAAAACGCCGCTCGTAAGTTCGAGCGGCGTTCGGCGTTTCGGCGTTCTGCGTTCGGCAAGTCGATCAAGTTGCGTTTTTCGGCGGTCTGCCAACCGGGCCACGTTCGGGCCAATGCAGGACGGGCACCTTGCCGTTGGTTAGTTGGGCAATGGCGACCTGGTGATCGGTCGATGGTATGCCGCGACCACGGACCCAATTGTTGACGGTCTGGCGGGATACGTTCAGGTCGCGCGCGGTCTGCGACGCGCGGCCATGTTCTTTGCGCAGCCATTCCCGGAACATTGTGCGGTTGTGTTTGGGTGGCATGGCTAACCTACGATCACGAGTGCGGCATAGCCTAGGGATGCCATGCCAAGCCAACAGGCGGTGATGGCGATGTAGTGTAGGGTCTGGGTCATGATTTTATCCAATGGGCTGTGGTGGTGGTTTAAAACGGTTTCTTACGCACTCGCTCATACCGCGCCTTGGTCGATCAAGGCGCGGCGTTGTCCAAATGCGCCATCCAGAAATCACGCTCACCCCGCGCAAGTTCTGACAACATGCTGCCGCGCGGATGCCTTGCAATAGTGGTGTCGCAATACTTGATATGTGCGGCGGCATCTTCCCCACCTTGTGCGCGGAAATACGCGCGGCCTTCCTGGATACCAATTAGGTAATATTCTGATGCACGTTTCATGTTTCCTAATGTGTTCGTGCGCATTGTCTGATTTTCCTTTTCTGGGGTTTTCGAGATTAACGCACTCGCTCATACCGCGCCCGGTCAATAGGCGCGGCATGGTGCGAATGCGTTAGCGATTGATAAATGCAGGGTATTGACGCGCGACGTACGCGCGCATGGGCATGGCGACCGAAAACACGTCTTCCACATCACCATACCGCACGCCATGAGGCCCGTTGGCGTCATCCGCGAACATTGCAAAGCAACCCATGCGACCCGGGGCAACCACTTTTGCGGTATCGTTTAGGATTGCCATGACTTCGGTGGAAAATGCAGCGAGCGGCGTTTCCTTGCTTTCGTCCAGGCTCGGTATAATCCGCGCGGCGTCCGGGAACGTGACATCGATTGGCTTGGATGTTTCAATGTGGATCGGCTCGCCATCCCCGTTGAAAACCGTTAGCGTTTCACCGTCGAACAAGGCGGTTTCGGCTTTGCTACCTTTCAGCGCGGCAATGGCCTTTTTTGATACAGGCATGATGCAGTCAGGGCGATCCGCGTCTAGTTCAAGTTCGGCAAAGGTTGCAATGTGCCCGTTTGTGGCTTCCATTCGATCATCCGTGAAATGGACGCCTGTCAGGTAACAGCGCGACTGCTCGGTTGATTGTGCCATAGCGACGGCCGCAAGGCGTGACGGATCGGCGATTGTGATAGAATTGAAGTTTTCCATTGTCTGATTTTCCTTTGTTGGTTTTCGAGTTTTACGCGCTCGCTCATACCGCGCGACAAACCGCGCGGCATGGTGCGAAGGCGTTAGATTCTCACATCGCCTAGGTCGTCATCCCAACGATAGGTCACGGGATCACTCGACGGCTCGACGCGCCATCCTGTTGGCATAGTCCAAACCATAAACCGCGCGCGCGCGCTGTTCTCGGCTTCGTCTCGCGTGGCGAACCGTTGCGCGTTTCCGCAAACCTCGCCAGATGTAAGTTCGAACATCGGCGCGTAGGATTTGGAATGATGATGGTGTTCATGCTCCGCCCCCAGTTTGGTGAGGATCTCGAACACCTTTTCGTCGGTGTCCGTGTCCAGACCGCGCCACCAGACATGGCGATCTCCGCGCTGCGCGAACCAGTCCACCTGCTCCGCGTGCGCCCGCTCCATCAGATGCCAGCAGGACCACCCGGCGATCACCCCGTAACGCTCCGGGGGGAGAACGGAGAACATCTCCATGTAACGCTCCTCGGTCAGGTCCTCCGGCTCTGTGCGGCTGTCCTCCTGCCAAGCGTTCCAGATTTCTTCCATTTCCGGCGGCGTGACCGTTTTGTGATAGTCGTGCGCCTCCTCCTCCAACCACTGCGCAAGCGTTAGACCACCGGTGTAGGCAACCGTCCCGCCGTCGAGCAAAACGCTTACACGGCCCTTAAACGGCTCTTCTGTGATGATGTATTTGTCGATCATGTCTCTCTCCAGTTCCATGGCCGCGCTTGATTGCGCGAGACTGGCCACCCCTCCCCCGGCGTGGCCAGCTTCTCGAAATCTAGTCGTCCCGGCTCTCAATGTTGTGGTGTTTCAGCCAGTGTCCCAGAAGCAGCCCAGCGCCGACCATGGCCAGCACAACAACCGCGTGTCCCGCCATGATCCAGAGCGTTGTTTCAAGCGGGGTCATGTTGCACCCCGCGACACCCCAGCAGCCGCGCGATCCGCAACCGCGTTGCGCCGCTCACGCTGTCAGGGATATGCAGCGCCCGGCTCTCTTGTGCGCCCGTCAGGAATTCCGGCCCGTTGTAGACGCTGATCCACTGCGCGCCGCTTGTGATCGGGTATTCATTGGCTTCCACCGCCAAAACGCCATCCACCTGACTGGTTCTGGTCTCAAATAGGGTGGCGACCGCTTCACGAAGGGGCATGTCTACACTGATCCAGCCTAGTTCCTCGGCCTCGCCGTTCATGGAAGATGCGTCTGTGACGATCTCATATGTCACGCTAAAAGTGATCATGCTTCGGTATCTCCATCCCAGTTGATGATGATCGGCCCGGTCATCTGGTCCTCCAGATAGTGCGTGGTCTCGATCCGCTCCCCCATGTCCAGCAGTGCCCGGCCCATGTCCCGCGCGTCAGCCGCGTTGATATAGAGCGTGTCCGTGCCCAGCAAATCAAACCCGACCGCACTGTGAAAACGATGCAGCCTGATCCGGGCATGGGTTGGGCGTGCTTTGCTGCGCGTGCTCATCCCTCGACCTCCGAGCGCAGCGTCTCGATGAACCGTCCCAGCGCCGTCGTATCAGCGCCCAGTTCATCGAAGGTGTTCTCCATTTCCTCGAAGATGGACTCGCGAACCGTGGCGTCGTTGTTCCTGTCGTGGAAGTCTGCAAACAGGTCCTTGAGATAGTCCGACTGCACGGCGCAAAATTCTGCCTTCTGCGCGATGATCTCTGTGCGTGCTCGAAGGCTCTCGTTCTTGAAACTCTGGAGAACATTCTTCTCGTCGTCGTCCATGGCCAGCCGGCCTAGCGTGAATAGGTTCATCAGACGACCTCCAGCCCTGCGTCAAGCATCCCGTCGATGATGCTCTCGACGTACCGCCCTTCGACCGCGAAGGCGCCGCCGAACCACTGGGCGTCATCGGGGATGTGCTCGTCCACCCAGTTCTGTGCCTCCGGGGTGATCGGTGCGACCATGAACAGCGAGCCGTGATTGGTCACGGTAACGTCTGCGAAATCAGTCTCAGTAAGTGCCATGTCTCTCTCCTTACGTGGCGTTTTCGAGTTTTACGCCCTCGCACCATGCCGCGCCTTGATCGACAGGGCGCGGTATGAGCGAGGGCGTTAGTACCGTGACGAAAACACGCTGTCGCCGTCCTCTACCGGCCCGCACCAATCATCCGGGCGCGTGAGATACCGCGCACGGTTGGCGGTAATCGCAAACGCGCCATGTGTCGCGGCGTTAACGTCACCATCGTTCTCATGACCGATAACCCATGCGTCGCGCGCCGCTTTGCTGCCGAAACGTGATACAATGGTCTCATTGATAAATCCGCGCGGGCGTTGTGCGGCATAGTATGTCTTTGGCTTGGTGTGCGGTTTATAGACTTCTGCGGCGACGATCTCGCCATTGTCCGAGGGTGCCACCGCACATGCCTCTGCGTAGTCGTCGTATCCCGCGTCGCGAGCCATGGCGTCTAGCGCCTGTGCGGGTGTTTCGGCGTCGTACTGGCCGAGTGTGATACCGGAGATCCGATTGGATATGGTGTATGTGGTCATGGTGCTCTGTTCCTTTGTTTGCGTGTTTCGATATACCCTACATAAGCAACCTTTGGCCATGTGTCAATCAATAAAAACGATAAAAATGCATCATGTTGCGAATTAACCAAAATCCGGCTAATCTTTTTGGGTCTCAAATGGTTGTACATTAACAAGGTTTGTCTAATGGGTCGAACGGTAGGGTCTAAAAACAAACTCACAATCCAGGTTAAGGACCGCATCGAATGGGCTTTTGAACGCCTAAATGGTACGGACAACGCCTGGCTGCTCAAGCTGGCGGAGGAGAACCCAGCTGTTTTTGCAGGCATGGTCAACCGATGCATCCCAACGCAAGCGGCTGTCCAAGTGACACACACACTCATTTCAATAGGCGATGAGATGCAGCAAGCGGCAAATCGGCTCAATGCTATGCGTGACGCGCGTATCTTGGAGCACGATGATACCGCACATATACATCAACCCATTGATAACATTGAAGATTGACCATTTAACATAATAGATATTATGCGCCATACGGTGGCGCATGTTAGGCTGTTTGCCGCATGGCGCTTGCCGGATGACGAATTGACTAAGGGGGGGTACGCCGGGGGGCACCCCCGAGATTGGCGGCGCGGGCACAGAGTAAGGGTGGTCATGCCGACAATTTATTTCAAAATTTTTTGAAACAGAAAATGGGTTTACGTTATGGCCAAGCAAGAACCACGTGAAGGCGAACAGCAACTCATCGCCCAGATGCTCGCCTTTGCGGACGACCCCCTGCAGTTCGTCCTCTACACCTTCCCTTGGCAGAAACCCAACTCCCCCCTCGAACACCACCAGGGCCCCCGCCAATGGCAACTCGAAGCCCTCCAAGAGATGCGTGACCACATCGCCCGTAACCGCAATCGCACCCGCCAAGACCTCACCCCCGAACTCCTTAAAATCGCCATAGCGTCCGGTCGCGGTATCGGCAAGTCCGCGTTCCTCGCCTGGGTGGCACTCTGGCTATTCTCCACAGTCCCATCTTCCACGGTCATCGTTTCCGCCAACACCGAACAGCAGTTAAAATCGACCACGTTCCCGGAAATCCGCAAGTGGGCCACGATGGCGATCAACGCCAACTGGTTCGAGCACAATGCCATGAGCCTCCGCCCGGCAGAGTGGCTGATCCACTCCCTCAAGACGACGACCGACTACGATGATGCCTACTGGTACATCCAAGCGCGCCTGTGGTCCGAGGAGTCACCAGACGCCTTTGCCGGTGTCCACAGCCATGCTGGCATGGCCGTGTTGTTCGACGAGGCCAGCGGCATCCCCGCGCCCATCTGGCCCGTGACCGAGGGCTATTTTACCGATCCGACCGTGCATCGTTTCTGGGTAGCCATTTCCAACCCACGCAACCCATCCGGCACGTTCTTCGAGTGCTTCAATGCGAACCGCGATGCGTGGTGGCATCGCACGGTTGACGCCCGCACGGTCAACGAGAACGATCAGGCGCTCTACGCGGGTATCATCAAGCAGTACGGTGAGGATAGCGACGAGGCCCGTGTCGAGGTCTACGGCATGTTCCCCCGTCAGGGCGACGAGAACTTCCTGAGCCGTGGCGAGGTCGAGGACGCCGTCGCCCGCGAGGTC